TTAATGGTCTTAATTCTCTTATTGAGCAATATCAATTAACAGATAATATCGATTTAACAAAAAAACTAAAAACAATTAAAACATTTATATAATGAAAACACCAACGATTGAAGAAGTAAAAGAGTATTTTAAGGATGCTAAAGAGGTTAGATGCTTTGGCAATAATAAAATATATGATATTAGTAATTGGATTATTTATGATTATCATAATTCTGATAGTTGTGTTAATGTATATAAATCAAAATCACTTACTCAAGATGATTTTGCTTGGGTATATTCACAATCTAAAGGCTACGCAGAAATAATCAGCTACAAAACTAAAACATTTACAGTAGATGAAACATTCATCAAAGAGGCTTACGAATCAGCTTGTCCGACTTGGAAAACTAAAATTAAAGACAGGTTCTCAGATGCTTTTAAAAGCGAGTTGGAAGTTGGGAAGTGGTACACGCCATTAAATAATTATGAATGTAAGGCATTGTTTTTAGTTGTCAACTCTAAAAATAAATTAAACGTAGGTTACGGTGTTGATTGGACGGGTAAATGGGTTGATGTCTATGATATTAGTAGCGGTCAAGAATGCCGTTTAGCCACCGAAGAAGAAGTTAAAACAGCTTTAGTTAAAGAGGCTGAAAAAAGAGGGTTTAATAGAAGTTTTAAATATAAAAGTTTAGGAGGAATTAATTACGACGTTACTAAAGTATATGGGTTTGAATTAGAATTTAATAATAATAAATTAGTTTTAGTTTCAAATTCTTATGGCACTATAGAACATTTTAAAGGGAAAAATGATATTTTCGACAACGGCACTTGGGCTGAAATCATAAAGGAAACTGAAGTATCATTAACCGATTTAATCGAGTGTTACAAAAAGAATAATAACATTGATAATTTAAAAGTAGTATGAAAACCCTAAAAATATTCAATCAGTACAACACTAACAAACTTCAACGGCTTGTTATGTCAATCAAAGACAGTAAGCCTTTAGAGTTTAATCCTAAATTTAACCCTAATCATATTGATTACGGACAACCTTTAAAAATTAAATAAGATGACTTTTGAAGAATATAAAATAAAAGAGGTAGAGCTACAAAAAGAATTTGACTTAAAAAGAGTTATGTTAATGAGAAGTTTTGTAGATGCTAATAACCCTTATAAAATTGGGGACAGAATTACAGACCATATAGGTACTATTGAAATAGAAAGAATGGGTTATAGTTGGGGCAGTTTTGGAAATCCGAGTTGTGCAACTTATGAAGGAATAGAAATAAATAAAGATGGTTCTTATAACAAAAAGGGTAAAAAAAGAGGTGTTTATCGAGGTAATATTAAAAAAACATTATGAAACTAAACAAAGAAGAACGTCAAGTAATAGACGAGGCAATCAGTAAATTTTTCATAGCATTAGGTGTTATGATATTTGTAGTGGGATGTGTAATAGCAATTTTTAAGTTATGAAAGCAACAAACTTTAACAACTGGATGGCTAATGTAGTCAAGTCAATCCACTACGCAAACAACGAACAAATGTTAAAAGCATTTGAAAGATTTAAGAATACAGATTTAAAAAGACATAATTATAAATTTAATAACTAAAGAAAAAATGGAAACAAAAAACAAGCCTTACGTTAAAATCTACGAAAATGGAATTTTAACCAACCCTATTGAAACAAATTATAATAGTGGTGCATCGCAAAGAAAATTTAAAAGAGGTCATTTAAGAATTGGCTTTAATAAATTTTTAAAACACTCGAACGGTTTACCAGTAATGTTAACTATTGCGAGAACAAAAAGAGGTTTTTGGAATATTATAAAACAAGAACCTTTAACATAAACAGCTTCAAATAGCTTTTATCTGTCTTCTAATCGAATTTAATTTTAATTTGGTAGTAGATGGCTTAAAAAGATTTATCGACTGTTTAAAGAGTAATTAATAACTAAATAAATATAAAAAATGGAAGATGTAAGAATTAAAGAAGAACAAAAAGAAGATGTTTTAAAAATGTTTAATAGGCATTTTAATGATTATAACATAGAGGGAATTGTGATGTCGTGTCTTTTTTTAAAAGAACTTATTAAACAAAAAATAGAAGATGACGAAAGGCTTTATTTAACCGAAATTAATAAAAATAAAGAACTAATTATTTTACTATAAATATTAAAATCCCACAACTAAAAACTAAAGCGACTTATTAAGGTCGCTTTTTTTATGTTTGTCTTATAAAATTACCTTTTGCATCAAACTCAAAGCTAATAAATTTATCTGTTCCAACTATTCTAAAGCTGTAAATAGTAGCGTGAAACAATCTCTTTTCAATCCATACTGCTGGTTCGGTAGTTTTTAAAGAAACACCCGAAGCACGAATTAATAAATCGTTAAATTGTTGAGGTTCTAATGTGGTTAGTTTAGGATAGTTCATTTTCTATTATTTTTTTAAATTGTTCTAAAGATTTAACTACATAATATTTATGGTTTAAATCTGTTACTAATTTTTCAAAATCTATTTGCGCATCGCTTTGTTTTCCTACTTCATCTTTAAATTCTATAAAGACTATTTTATTAGGTAAAACTACAAAAGTATCTGAAGCACCGTTTCTAACTCCTAAAGCCTTAAAGTTGTTATTCTTATAAGTAGCTTCATTTGGAATAGACACTATCTCTAATCGTGGATTATGATGTTTTAAGCAATATTTATTCTTAAACCATTCCACTGCTGATGCTTGTATTAATCCCTCTGTTCTCAATTTGTAATTTTGCCCAGCCATATTTATAATTTTTAAATGTTTCAAAATCTTTAAAGTCCTCTGCTGTTTTTAGTTGCCAAAGTAACCAACCTTTTTTAAATCCCTTTTCTACTACTCGTTTTTCTAATTCAATAAACTTTAAATACTGTTTATAAAGTCTTATATCGTTAGACTTTAACCGTTCCAAAATAACTTCTACAGTTTCTTTTACTTTCGGTTTAGGAAATACAAAATTACAGTAAGGGCAAGTCATTAAACTTAACCGAAGTATTGCACCACATTTACAGTTTTTAACTAGCGCAAGTCCTTTTATTTTTTCTTTTTTCTTTATAGTCCATGTCCTTTCGTCCTCCCAAAATCCATGTCTTTGGATATTATTGCCAAAATCTAATATAGTAAATTCCGATTTAATAGAGTTGGTTCTACTTCCACGACCAACCATTTGTAAAAATAAAGGAAGTGATTTAGTTGCTCTATATAAAATAACAACTTCAATACTATTTTCATCAAACCCAGCTGTTAATATACCAACGTTTGAAAGTATGGCATTTGGTGTATTTTTAAACCAATCTATTAACTCTTTTCTGTCTTTACTATTTGCGTCAATATGCTTAATCGGTAATCCTTTTAACTTTAATTCACTCACTAATTTTTCACTAGCTTTTATACTTGGTGCAAATATTATCGCTTTTTTATTATCAGTAAGTCTAATATAATTATCATAAACACCATTATATAATTCTGTTTTATTATAATAATCCCCTAGCATTTCATTATCATAATCCCCCCCTTTGGTTTTAATTTTAGATAAATCTATATTAACACCGTAACTATTTGGTTTAGCTAAATATCCTAATTCTATTAATTCAGATATTGTTATTTCGTTTACTATATCTTGGTAGTGTTCATCTAGTGCAATCTGATTTCCTTTTCTTTCAGGTGTTGCAGTTGCTCCAATAACAAAAGTATTTTGATTGAAATACTCAAATAAATTATTAAACTCTTGTAAATGGCTTTCGTCAATTATTATTAAATCAAAGGATTGAAGCCAATTAATATACTCTTCGTTTTTAATCCTAGCTAATACGGTTTTTGTCATAGCTACATATAAACTGCCTACATCTATTTTTTTAGCCTTAGGATTAATTACAATAGGATTTAAACCAAATAGTTCTAAAGTTCCTCCAGTTTGTGTTAACAGTTCGGTTCTATGTGTTAAAATTAAACATCGCTTACTTTTTTCAAGCGCTTTAGAAACCATAAAAGAAAACATTACAGTTTTACCGCTTCCAGTTGGAGCGCACATTATTAATCTTTTTAATCCTTGACTAAATTTTAGTCTTAATTGTGTGATTATTTTATGTTGATATGGTCTTAATTGTATCATTTAATTTTAAAGTAATTTTAAACCTAGTTTAAACTGGTTTAAAGTATTAATACTTAATAACTTACATTGTTTTTAGTGTTTTATAACTATTTGATAATCAAATCTTTAAACTTTTAAACTAAATTTAGTTTAAAATTTAATTTTTTTTTATTTCTGTTTTTTATTTTTAATTTTAGTTTTAAACCAGTTTAAAAGTTTAAAAGGTTTAAAACTCAATGTTTATAGTACTTACAGCGTTAAACCTCGTTTAAAATTTATACATTTGGTTTAAAATCTTTTATGTATTTGTACACCATTTGTAGGCTTACTCCTAAAGTTTCGGCAATTTCCTTTTTATTTAAATCTGGATTTTGTTTAAAAAGTTCCGTAAATTGTTCTTTTGGAGTTTTATTTTTATTCGCTAAAACAATGGTTTTAATTTCGTTTTTTTCTATCGAATTAACCTTTATTTTTTTAGCCATAGCAATAAAGTATTTACTTAACTTTTCGGCTTTTAAAATACTTTCTTTTGATATTGTAAGAGCATCACTCTTACAATCTAAATCAAAGAAACTATCAAAAGCATTTATTAATAGAGCAAATCTCGGTAAATAGCTTTTTTGTTTTGGAAGCATTGATTTCATATACTCATTCTCTTCATCGCTGTTTTGAATAGCTGTATATTCATTAAATACCCTTATCCATTCTTTTTTACTTTCAGTTGGTATAATGGCTGTTTTTGGCATTATATCACCTTCATCGTCAAATTGCACAACCTTATGTTTAATTGTTTCATAAAAGCTAATTATAGCATCGTGATACCATTGAATTGTATCATAGCTCATTTCCTTGTCGTTCCAAACTTCTATTTCTAGTTCGGGATATGATAAAAGCATTCTGTCAATAAATCCGTTATCTTTATTATCGTCTGTATAAAAAGAATTTAATATAGATGGTTGTATTCCGCCAAGAACAGAAACTAAAGGTTTGTCAACAAAACTACTCTTTGCAGTTTTTCTGTTTAATGAAATAGCCTTACCACTCCATGTTGATAGCCAAAACTCCAAATCAGAACCCTCGCGATATTTATTCATATCTTTAAACCAACCAGCAAGTTCATCTTTAAAAACTCCGATACTATTTTTGTTCTCTTGATGTAGTTCTACTAAAGCCTCAATAGTAATATCATTGGCAATAAATTGACTTTTATTTGGCTTACTTACTTCCTCATGCTCTTGCTGTTCTTTTTTAGACAAGCTACTATAATACTCAAACTTTTCACTTTGTTTAATATAATTTCTAATTTCCTTATTGTTTGCAGAAAGCAAAGGTTTTATAATATTATGGATAGATGGTGTTTTACCTAAACCAGCTTTACCAACAACCGCTAACCAAATAGTTGCAGTTTCATTCCAACCTTTTTTAACCTCTATTTGAATTGAATTTCCAATAATAACAGATATAAGCCAAAGCATAGAGCAACCCATATAATCAATGCTACTGTCTAAAGTTTCGTTACATTCTAAAATATAACTTTGTATCGGCTTTGGAAATATGTCAATAGGAAATACTAAATCGTCTTTGTTTATTTTAGGTAATTCTCTTTTTTCTTTTATTGGTTTTACTTGTCGTGTTCCAAATCCTAAACGGTAAATTTCTCTAGATGAAGCCGTAAAATCACCGTTAAAGTTTTTCCAAGTGTAAGCAATAAATGGAGTTATTAGTTTTTCGTGTGGGTAAATTGTTCCAGTACTAAATAAGTACATACAACCGTTAGATTTAAAAATACTGCCACTTGTAGGATTTTCAGAGCCATTACGTTTAATTACATACCTATCATTTAATTGCCGAACTATTTTGAAATCACTTTCGACAATATCAAAAATAGATGTCTTTTCGTTATAATCTTGCCAAGGCGTTATAATTGAATTATCAAATTCTTTTTGTTTTGGTTGTTCAATAATAATGTCCTCAACATAATTATAGCTTTTACAAATTGACCATAAAATAGAACGGTCACGTTCTGTAATCGTTTCAATTTCGTAATAAGCTAATTTAGATATTTTATTTTCGTAGATTACAACCATGCCACCTAAACCACGACTTTCAATAATTGCTTCAGTATGGTCTTTTAATTTAGCTATTTTTGTATTTCCTTGTATTGTTTCGCATCTATATAAAATATGATAACCTTGATTTTTTGTTTTGTAAATAACAAACTTTTTTTCAAAATCGTCAATATTATCTTTTAAGAAAGACGAAAACTCGCTCCAAAAATCGTTCTGCTCTTTTAAGGTTGCAAAAACCTTACAATCAATATCAATAACCTCTAAATTATTAAAGCCAGTTATTAAACCATATAAAGGGCTGTTTAAAGCTTCGACTTCGTCCTTTGAACGTGCTTCAGTTTGGTTTTTTTTCCATGCTCCAATAGGTGTTTTTTTCTCATCGACTGGGATTATTGAATGACCACAATCAACTAATTTTCTTAAAAATGACTTATCCATAAATGTATAGTAAAAAATTAATGCCTTACTGAAAGCTGTGGTAGTAGCAATCAATAAGGCATTTTGCAAAGTCTTTATTTAGGCTACCACTCCTATACTGCTAATATAAACAAAATAAAATAACCTACCAAATTAATGATAGGTTATTTTTACTAATATTCAACAATAATTGGCTCGATTACTTCAATGTCGTTTATCTTTTTCATTAGAAATTGCCTTTTTCATTTACAACAATTTGCCAACCTTGAATGTCGTTAAAATATTTCGCTTCTCCTTCGGGATTAATCCATTCACGCCCACGCAAATTAATACCAACCGTAACAGTATCACCAACTCCAACCGTATTTAATAAATCGCATTTGTCTTGTACAAAGTTGATACTAATAAATTGTGGGTATTGCTCGTCTGTTACCACTACTAATTCACGTTTTTTAAACGATGTAGACACTTGTTGTTCTACGTTTACTACTTTTACTTTTCCTTTTACTTCCATTATTTAAAAATTTAATTTGTTAATTGATTCAGTTATTTTTATTTGTAATTCATCTGTTAATCCAAAAGCCATTGTAACAACTTCTTTAATAGGTTTTAATATTGGTTTAGCTTCAGTACCGATATTAACCTTACTTTCTCTAGTTAATAATTTTACGAATAGTTTTTTAGGACTTTCGGGACGATAACCACAAAAGTATAATTTCTCTAATCTACTGTTAACCGTAAAAGCGTGTACACATTGGTCGATATGTTCCAAAGGTATTTCGTTTTTTAAACACATCTTTATATGCGCTTTAGCTTGTAAACATTTAATTTCACATTGTACGGTTAAATCCGCTGTAATTCCATCGGGACTAATTCCTAATAGTTCTACATCTGACTGTATCCAACCCGCCTCTAAAAATTCATACCCAGTATAAATTCCTAATTCATAACGAGCTTGTGGCTCTAGCATTTTACCTATTTCCATAGTGTCAGAAACATAACTTTCTTCATCCTCGTCGTAGCGTTCTGTTTGTTCAGCTAATAATTCATAAAGCAAGGTATCTGTTTTAGTAAACAATCCTTTTGCCCTAGTTCCTCCTATTTTACCATGTTTAAGTAAAAACCAGTCTAAACTACCTTGCTCAATATCAAAATAAACCTTCATTATTTTAATGTAGTTTTAAGTTGGTCTTTTAACGCTAATATTTCAGTATTGGCTTGTTCTTGTTGCGTTAAGCTACTCCAATTAGTTTGTAATTCTAATAAGGTAGTTGAAGCGTTTAATTTCGCTTTACATTCATCTACATTAACTGTTTTTTGTTCTACTGGTTTATTCGCTACAATTCTAATAGCATCGTGCATA